GAAATCTTATTCTACCCTCTTCCCGCAAACAATCCCGAAAAGTCGATACTCTATGATTTGGCAATGCTGAATATCCAGCATTATGTAGACACGGCGGACTATAATAACGGCAAGCACTACACCTCGATACCAACGCCCATAGCAATAGGATTAAGCCCTGAACTTGATGAGATGGGGAACCCTGTCCCGATGTATACCGGAGGCACTCAATTCCAGTTCTTTCCAAACGAAAACCATACCCCAGGAACAGATGTCCGATATTTAGAGTTTACCGGACAGGGAATGAGCGCACTTGCGGATGGAATTAACCATCTTGAAAGTCAAATGGCTATTCTAGGGGCGCATATTATCGCAAATGAAAAAAGAGGTGTTGAAAGCCCTGAAGCACTAAGGATACACCGGATAGGGGAAAATGGAGTATTGGCGACATTTACCAGAAATATTTCGGACTCTATCACGAGGGCTCTGCGAAAAAAGGGGGAAGGTGACGGCGAAGATGTAAATAAACTGGCAAATTGGAGCATCAACTTCAACACTGATTATGACCTGAGCAAAGATGACGGCAAATCGCTAGCCACTTTATTGAGCGGCAGAATCAGTGGGGAAATCCCCAGAATGAGCCTGTACTTAGGGTTAAAGCAAATTAGTCTGATTCCCGAACAATGGGATTTTGATGATTTCATTGCTGAATTGGAAAGAGATTCCCATGCATCCTTGAAAGCATTAGAGGGGAAGCAATCGGAAACGAATGATATTGATTTAAACGATATTGACGGCATTGAAGAGGATGACGATTAATGGCAAAAGAGCGCCTGCCCTCGGAAAAGTACAGAGATGAACTGGTATACAGACAGATACAAATATCCCGATACATAACAGGGCAGGTGAACTTTACCCAGGCTTTAATTGATGAATTGAATGAAACAATAGCCCGCTTCTGCTTGAAAAAGAAACGGATTGAAACAAAAGGGCAATATACGGAATGCAGGGTTTTTATAAGAGTAGAATGCCTTAAGTATCGGGAAAAGTTATTCACATACCTGCAAAAGGAGATTAAAGACTTCATCAAAGAGCAATCAAAATGGGTTTATGAATACTTCCCTTTGAAACTGGAAAAGGCGGATAGGGGAAAAATAACACAAAACGTATTTTTTACCGCTTATTCTGATACTGATACCATAAAGAGTTATGTTACAAGGATATTTAATCAGATATTTCAGACATGGAACGCCCAATTAACAATAGCGTATGGAACCGGAATTACTATGCCGGAAATGGTTGAATTGGTTCTGGATAGGGAGTTTTGAAATGCCAGGTTTAATGTCGAGCATTGAAAAATCAATTAATGCAAATGTTACTGATATGTTCAATTTCGCAAGCAATATACTTGCCGATGATATTTATTCATACAACGGTGAAAACTTTGACGGGTATCAGTGGATTGCGGCTCTCGATAAAAAAACATGCCTTATTTGCGCTGAATTGGATAACCAAATATTTGATCTACTTCCAGGGATGCAGGGAACGGGGACTGAACCGCCCGGCGTGCCCCCCATTCATCACAATTGCAGATGTGTTATAACACCAGTTTTAAAGGGAATGAGGGAGCATCCAACGCAAACAGCGATAAATTACAAGGATTGGTTTGACCGGCAATCGGATGAAGTGAAACTCGACATTCTGGGCCCCAGCCGATATAAAGAATACCTGAACGGAAGAGCCGTAACCGAATTTGCTAGAGACGGGCGCATCCTCACTTTAGCGGAATTAAAAATAAGCAGGGCCACAAGAAAGGAAGTGCTGGCGGCAGTTCAAAGACCCCAGGCACCGAAAACAGATTACACCTTGCCGTTAACAGCGGAGCAAAAAAATGAGTATAAAAATTATTTAGTAAGGCAATTGGTCGGGACTGAAGGACGGTCGGAGAAACAAATCAACGAATGGGCGGATGCTGTTATGGCGCGATTTGACAGGCTACCGCTAAAATTGCAGCATTTGTTTTTTGAGAATCAAATCGCAATATCAAGCCAAACAGAACCCGGCAGCCGTGCTTATTTTGTCCCTATTACCAATACAATTCATTTGCATAAAAGCCGGATAAGCACCAGCCAAAGAAGTCTTGATACGTTTTTTCATGAGATGGGACATGCGATTGATTTTAGACATGGAACAGGAGGAAGTTTCGCAAGCGCTTTATTGCCCTTACGCGCAGATTTCAATGCTTTTCTGGAAAAAGCAAAACGTCAAGGCGGTTTAAGCCCTGAAAGGATAAATCAGAAACTTAGAGGATATTCCAGGGGAGATATTTCAGATTTATTTAGAGGGTTATCAAAAGGGCAGTTTACGGGTACTTTTGGGCATTCATTAGATTATTACAGAAAACGGGGCCGGATACATATGGAGGCTTTTGCCCATATCGTTTCAAGTTTCCAGTCAAATAGTCGTAGACACTTTAAAGAGTTTTTTCCAACATCTTTTTCATATTTCATGGAATGGCTTGACAAATTAGGTACATGACACTCACAATAAATTAAGGAGAATCAGAATGGATGGTGAACTTTGGCTGGAAAAGTATGAGGATAATCCCCTTACGAAGCAGTTTATAAAACAATTCGGGGGAAACTTCATAATAGACATTGAGGATGATATTGTCTTTTATGAGACAGGCAGCGGTGAAAATTATAAGGCATTTCAAACACCGGAAAATGAAATAACTTTCTGGAATATGGTGTCACAATCAGTAAAACAAAATAAAAACTTGTTCCTTGACCAGCCTCAATTTCAAAGCAATAGCCCTGATTTACAGGAAGATTAATGCAATTTAAATGCAAGAAAGCATTTTCCGAAAACTTTCTTGCATAAAATTCGCATTTTTAATCATAATAGAAAGAAATAATTTCACGTAAAAAAATTCTATTGACAATAAGTATATTCCCGCATTAATAATCAAAATAAGTATTGGGAAATGTGGCTTTGCCAAAGGCATAGTCAAAGACGAAAGGCCGTATTTTCAAATACCCGTGATGTTTCCCAAAGGGATAGGCAAAGCCAATACATTCACATTTTTTTATTCAGAAAGGAAAATGTAATGAACAAAGAATTGATTTTGAAATTGCTGGCATCTCTCGGCGTTAAAATTGGCGATAACGATGGTGAGATGAAGGAAGCCGATGCGTTAAAACTCGTTGAGGAATTATTCAAGGCCGAAAACTTAGGGCTAGTTCAGAAAAAGGACGAACTCCTGGCCAATGAAGTAAAACTGAAAGAGAAACTTGCGGCACTGGAAACTGCCGCCACTGAATCAAACAAGAAGATCGGGGAACTGGACTCCCAGTTGAAAAAGAACAGTCCCGAAGATACCAAAAAATGGTATGAGGGGCAGTTAAAAGAAGCCCAGTCAAAGTTTGAACAGGAAGTGGCGGGAATTACGGCAGACAGGGATAAATACCGTGAAAGCCATTATACCAGAGTACGTGATGACGCAATCAATGAAGCGGTCAAGGATATTAAGTTTGTTGACGGCCTCCGTGACGGTTTCATCTCTCTTGCGATGATGCGAAATCAATTCAAGCCTATCGAAGTAGACGGGAAAACTGCATTTACCAATCAGGATAATAAAACCTTGCAGGCTGTTTTGCATGAGTTATCTCTTTCGAATGAGGGAAAGGCTTATATCAAAAACGGCAATCAGGGGGGCGGAGCCCAGGGTGGTAATAACAAGCCGGGGACAGGCCAAGGAGGGCAGTCAATGTCCCGTGAAAGTTTTGAAGCGCTCTCTGTCCAGGCAAAAACAGAGTTTATGGGCAAAGGCGGCGTAATAACAGGGTAGAAAAAAAACAGTATTTGTTATACGGCGTTGCCGGTAAAATGCTGAAAAAATGAACATGAAAGGAAGTACAGGATTATGAATAAGTTGGATCCAATAATCCCTATTTTGTATGCGGCATTATTTGTAGTGAGCGCTGAAATTATCGGAATTGTTCCGGCGGTGTCAAGGAACCTTACAGCCGAGCAAGCGGCATTGAACCAAACAGTAAGAGTCCCCGTTACGCCTCCGAGTGAACTTCAGGATATAACTCCGGGAACTCCTCCTACAAATGGCGGGGATAAAATTGACTATGTGGATATGGCGATTACAAATAATAAAATCGCCAGACCGATAGTCTGGAACGGTGATGAACAAATCTCCGTAGGCGGTATGCTTAATCCGATAATGGTTGACCAGTACGCACAAGCAATGCGCAGCATTGTTAATCAGGTTGAGCGTGATGTATGTCTTGAAGCCGCTATTGGAGCCGCAATGGCTGGAAATGTTTATGGCACGGCAGGGTCAACTCCATTTGCTTCCAACCTTGATGATTTGGCGGAAATTCGTAAAATTCAGGATGATCTTGGCACTCCTTTGAGCAACAGGAACCTTGTCATTAACACGTCAACCGGCGCGGCATTAAGAAAATTGGTGCAATTGACAAATGTTAACCAGGCGGGAGAAAGCACACTCTTGCGGCGCGGTGTTCTTAATGATTTGTTTGACTATGCAATTCGTGAGTCAAGCGGGTTTGCCCCTGTAAATCCGGGAACACAAACTTCTCTGACCCTTTCGGCGGATGCTCCCAAAGGCGCAAGCGCGATTGCTGTAACTGCATTGACGGGTACGTTAAATATTGGCGCATTGATTGTAATTGCCGGTAAATACTATACGCTAACCGCCCCCGCTTTAGCAGGAGCGACTACATTGCAAATATCACCGAGCCTACATGAAGATGTGGAAAGCGGTGTTACGGGCACAATACTATCCTCCTATTTGCCTAATGTTGCATTTAGCCGTGACTTTATTTACCTTGCCGCAAGAACTCCCTCAATGCCGAGTCAGGCAAACGGTGCAGGCGGTACTTTGCTTGATATGACAGCGATCACTGATTCTGCTTCCGGTCTGACTTTCCAGGTTTGTTTATTTGACCGCTATAGGCAGATTGCGATTGAAATAGGTTTGGCATGGGGCCAGAAAGCCGTGAATAAACGCCACGGGCTGCTCTTGTTGGGTTAAAACGGTTAATCAATGCTACGGCATACTAATTATTTTTTAGTTAGTATGCCGGTCATTTTGCAGGTTGGTTTATTTTAAAGGGGCCAAAATGGAACTGGTACTTGAAACTGGCGAGGGGTTTGTCAACTCTAATTCCTATATCGACAGGGAGCATATAACTCAATTTATGCCCTCCTGCAATATAGGTAAATGGGAAGCGCTCGGAGTTAATAGTCAAGTCGATTCGCTCATTTTGGCCTGCCGTTTCATTGATAGTGCTTTTATGTGGAGGGGGGTGCCAAGATGTTTTGACCAGGCAATGGCATTTCCCCGAAGCGGGATAATCATACATGGGCGTATACACCCGGATGACAAAATTCCGATCAAGTTAATTCAGGCGTGTGTAATGGCGGTTGAATTAATTCTTGAAAATGGAATGGATATATTCAGGGATTCCGGCGAAAGGCTTACGCAAAGCGAACAAGTTGGCCCATTGAAAAGAACTTTTTTTGATAGTGAAGATAACAGCGGAATTAAATCCGCTTTTTCGGATATTAATATGTTGTTAAAAGACTATTGGTTTAACAAAAAGTCAAATGTAGTTTCGGTGGGGGTGCTGCGAAAATGATGTACAATTCCAGTTCCATGCGAAACATGGTTAAATCATTCATACGTGAGTACGGCATACAAATAACATGGCAGGAACCGGTTATTGAAACAAACTCCAGAGGGGTAAGTGTACCCACAGCCGGAAATAATACCATAACTTCCAGGGTTCTCTTTTTGAAAGAACGATTTAACCCCATGAAGGCCACAACTATCGCTATTGGGCTATCGCATGATCATTCACGGTACTTAATAACACTTCCTGAAACAAACATCATAAAAGATTTAATCATAACCGATAATCACGGAATTAAATGGAAATTAGGCCCGGTAGACTGGATAGACATTGCGGGAAAGCCTGTAGCAAAGCAGGCTTCATTGCTGGAGGTAAATTAATATGGGATGCGGTGTGAATAAAATAGGCGGCAATAGCGGTAATGTTTCCGGCAATGCGGATGATTCTGGAAGTATGTTCTTTGTATGGCAGGCCGGAATTGAAAGTGAAGCATGGGTAAGCCGTCTATCACTTCTTGCCGGTGCTTCAATTATTGCTATTTTTCCTTCCAGAAATGAAGCCGTTGATTATGCAATACAAAGAGGCAAAGCGGATAAAAAAGCGGTATTAGTTGCTGAAAGAAGATTTTCGTTTGCCCAGGGTGACTGTAATAATTTAATTTCTGAATGCGCCTGGGCGGAAGGTTGCAACGGTGATAATGGGAATGGTAATAATTCTGGAGAACCTGGAAACGGGAATGATTTTATTAAAAGAGTAAGCGAAGATACACAAATCATCAAAAGCGATTTTGCCTTTGCCAACGGAAATGGGATATTCGGCACAAGAGCAGACGGAAGGCAGCATATTTTAGCAAAACTGGGCTCCTATAATGACGGCACTGTTGAGCAGGTAGAAATAGGAAGCACACAGATACACCTAAACCTTAATTCTCTTGATAGGCCGTCACTTGAACTGCCTGGCGGAAAAAAGGAAACGCTCGCTTTTGAGGCTGATCTATTAACGGGCGTCTGGGCAACGCCGTATATCAATTCTGAATTTTTGCTAAATGATTCGTTTTCACCCGATATAGCAGTTGATACCGGAATAGAACTCGAAGATGCTGCCCAGTACCGCATTATTATTTCCGCAATGGGTGGAAGCACTACCGGAAATATCGCCTCATTGAGCAATTTCATGCTGCCCGTGGTATTAAACTCAGACGGAACTTTGCATAGTCATCTTCTGCAATCCCCATCCGAATCATATCTTATGATAAAAGGTATTTTTGAATTCCGCTGGCAGGAATCAGACGAAGGGGACGGCAGAACTATGATTTTTGCGTCCACTTTGGGGGATGCCATAATGGGCACAGTGAGAGCGACTAATGCACCGAACATGAACCGTTTGGACGCAATGATTTTTGATTTTGATTCAACAATCATGGCAAATGATGGAGCGGCAAATGTCCCGATTATAATCCCTACCGGAAATAAATTACGCATTGGGTTTATGCTGCCACAGGGCGCTGATGCCCCGCCTAACTGCAACGCGCGTATGCTTCTTAAAGTTGAATCCTGCCGTGGACAGGTAACAAGGATATAACATGGCATATAAAGACGGGCTATTACCACCAAGGCCAGGAGAAGAATCGGAAAAGGACGTACAGAAAATAAAAGGCGTTCCTATTTCAATTTATATTAACGGCAATGTGATTTCAATGAGCAAGCAGGAAGCGCTAGGGGTTATGAGTCAGATATGCAATATTTTCTGTTACCTGGATAACCTTGAACAAGAAAAGATTGAAAGGAAGTAGTAATGGCGGTTGATGGGGTTGATAAAGTAATCAAAGGAGTGAACACTATTTTTGAAGAACGCTTAAAAAATGCAGAACAGTTGTCTTTAGAAATGGCCAGAAAATCATTAAATGTTTTTCGGCAAAGACAGTATGCTTCCCCCCATATTCCCGGAAACAGATCGGTTCAAGACACTGATGAAAAAAAGAACAAGGCGAGAAAGTTTGCAGACAAGCATCAAAATGCCTCCGCTGTTACAGTAATGGGAATGCCGTGGATTAACAGGTCATTTCGGGCAGCACGTTCCGTCTTTGCTGATGCCGGAATATCAAAAGACGGCAGTGTCTACTTTAACCTGCATCATACCATGAGTTACGGCGTTTATCTTGAATTGGCTAATAATCGAAGTCACGCTGTAATTGAGCCAATCGTCCGAAATTTTGCTCCAGAGTTTTTAGAAGGCTTAAGGAAAATATATGGGGGCTGAAAATATCATCATCGAAAACATAAAAAAAGGCTCTATAAAAGATGTGGTATTATTCAGCGATACCGATGTCGCCCCTACTCCTCCTTATGTCGTGGTTAAGCCGGAAACAGGCATTAAGGATAATACGATTCAATACCGCATCATTGTTTATCATCAAAAGGGCCGGTTTGATGAATTAAAAGAGTATGTTCTAAATGAATTGGATCAACTCTTGCACGGATATATTTCGTCCGCAAAAGGCGGATTTATTAAATTATATAAAAATGGATTTGGACATATCACGCCTGACACAATAGATAATTCATATTTCATGGAACGCATTTATTTTATTCCCGTTAGCGGGATTGTATAACTTTTACAGGAGGATAACTTTATGGCAGTTATCAATAGAAAACAAAGATTTGCAACAGAAGGAATCAGGTTCCAGCGGCATAATCCAGACGGTACAATCCCGACACCGGAAAGATTCCTTGGTTTTGCAAATACGGCTAATATTCAGACCCTGGGGAATACAGCCCCCCTGACTATTAAGGTTGACTCAGAATCCCCTCAAACACGAACGGTTAATTTTGTGGGGGCAAATAGCCTTAATCGGCTGACGGTAAATGAGGCGGTGGCCGCGCTTAATAACGCTAATTTTGAGGGCGTTCAGTTTACCGTTGATTCCCGAACCGGCAGATTGAAGGGAAGTTATGCGGGTGGGCGCAGAGCAAGAATTCAAATTGAGTTCCTCAACGGCACTGCGGCAGAAGTGCAGATAGCGCCTGGCAATTATAAACTCTTTGTTGCCGCCAATGCCCTGCAAGCGTCCCTCCCTGAAATTCTCGCAATTCCGGCAGACGAAACGGCAATAATTGAATTTGAATCCGTTGACGTAGGGGAACTGCTTTATTTGCCGGATGAAGGAACCGATCTGGATATGGACAGNATCGTCCCCGCGTTTCCGCTTGGCATTACGGGAAGTTTCCTGCAAATAACCAATGGAGTCACTCCCGTAACACAGCCNAAAAAGATTCAGGTTACCGGACGTTTNGCGGCGGCACTTGATTTTGGGCAGGGCATCCGTCATGGCGGCAACGGCCTTGAAATCATTTCTTTTTTTGATGATGAAACAATATCNATAGGTTTGCCGAAGGATATAAAAGAAAAAGAGGAAATAGATATTGAAGGGGCTAAAGGCACTGTTACCAGAATGATCATCGGCGCGATGCTTCAGGGCCTTTCCCCCGTTGTCACGTTAAAAGAAAAAGATTACTTCTTTCTTGAACTTATTCAGGGAGGCCGCCTGGACAGACTGAATGGAACCTATGACCCTCCATTGTCCGGTGATAGTGACTACCCTACTTTCTTTGCGGAAATTTTCTCCGCGATTTATACACGTGGTGTTCGCAAAATAACTGATATTGCCGCATTTGAAAAAATACTGCTTCGTTCAATGATCGGCATGGAGGGTGATGTTCCCATTGAGGCAAAATCATGGGCTACTTATGCCTATAACCTTGTTGCCACTGAATACGGCGATGAAAATGACAGGCAGTGGGCTTCATGGCAGGAACAAACTCTGTCCCCTGAAGAATTCGAAGGGCTGCGTGTGCATGAAATATCCATGCCGGCGGAAAACGTAAGCGCATCGGAGAGCAGATGAAACAGGAGCGCCTCAAACTACTGATTAAAGAATTACTCAAAGAGGAACTAAAGGATTCAAAGACATTAGTCGATGAGGCGCTTTATGTCGGCTATAACCCGCTTGAAAAAATAAAAGGGGCGCTATTCCATTGGGTAGCCGTCCCCTTTAACGGGCAAAACATTATTTGTAATTTGCGATGCCCCAATGCTACCCAAATTGAGCAATGCGGGAATATATCAAATATTGTCCCTGAAGAAGATGATGATAAAAAGAGTGACGAAATTGACTATGACTGGATTATCAAAATAAGGAATTACCAGGAATCGCTTTGCAAACTGGTTTTTAATATCCCCACTTTTGATAACATTGCCTCCCTTATGAATATTGATTTTGTCATATCCGACAAGAAAAAAGAGTTGG